CTATCGACTCTCTCACCAAAGTAGGCGGTGGTGCAGCATTAGGCGGTCTTTTATCAATGATTTTAGGCCGTAGCGGCGGGGGGGGCGTAGCAAAAAAAAAAACCCCTTCCCCCGGGGAAAGAAGCGGGGAATCGGCGTCGTACTCGTAGGAAAAAACTGTTTCACCGCTCTCATCTCCACCGGCTGTCTGCCGTGGTTCTGAGCCGCAACGGTAAAACCAAAAGATTTTTTCGATTGCCTCCCGAATTGTCGTTTCGTCAAAAACTATTCCGGGATAGTAAAGTTCAAGCATAGTAAGAAGTTTATCTTCGTCAGGTAGTTCCGGATCGGACAGCATTTCCTCAAAGATAATCCCTGTGCGGAAGGATGTATCAATCTTTACCGAAGTGCCGGCAATCTCAACCACTTCCGGCAGACCGTCTAAAATGAGATTCAATGCTTTTTAGCGGAAACGACCTGGCTGAAAGACTTAGACCGCTGAGTATACTTATTCGTAAGGTCGTTAATCTCTTTCTTTGCCCCTGCCGCACATTCTGTGAGCTCTGCAATAGCTTCCATGTGATCTCTAAGGTTCATTTTGTCTCCAAAGAGTTCTTTGGAAGTACCCTCCCCGAAAATCCTATCAAAATATTCCCTCGCCACCGCACACTGCTCTCGGAAGGCGTCCGCTACCTTCTCGTACTTCCGATCGCGGGCATCTGTCGCCTTGTTGTGCATATCTCTTGTAGCGGTCTCATATCGCTCCATAAAGTCAGCATCGAAAAAATCCCCTTCAAGTTCCTTACCTAAAACTACGATTTTCGCCATATTATTTTCTCCTTTGGTCGAGGCCATGAAAAAAAAGGAGAAACAATCCGCCTCTTTAGATTGCCTCTCCTCTGCCCAGCTTCTGCCGTATAGTCAGAATACTGTAGTCAGTTCATTATGCGTCGTAGGCTCCCTTGAAGTCTCCGGCGGTAAATGTCTTTGTTACTGTATCAAACTTCCCCTGAATAGGGTCCCCTACAGCGTGCAAGGTACCGGATACAGATACCTTCTCTCCTCCGTCTCCCTCATAGTCGGAAACCTCGTTTGCTACGATGAATTTACGGGCTTTGAAAAGCGCTGCTGTTTCTGTAGGGTTACCGATAGGATTATACAAATCAACACGAATATACTCGTGCTGTGCGTCTCCTCCGGTGTTGTGATCACGCCCATCCTTCCATAATGCGGTAATGGCTGCCTGAGAAGGAATGTGGTCTGCTTCATAGGAGAACTCAGTCTCATATCCGATAATATCGGTAGAGCTTGAAGTCTCATTGATGTAAGTGGTTGAATCAGTCTGTGCGGAAGGACTTTCGTTTACACTCTTGAAGCCTGTTCCCATAAGTTCAAACTTGTCCCCAACCTTGATATAGTCCGCGATTTTATTACGGACTAATGCCTTTCTGTCTGCACTAGCCATATCTTATACCTCCTTAAAATACTGTAGTGTTAATTGAATCTGATACCTTGCTGTCGTCATAGTAGCGTCGAACATATAGCCCGGTGCGTCTACTATCAGTTTTTCCGCCTCGCACTTCTCCGGCATTTCCGGTAGAACTCCTGCCTTACTTTGAGACTCTATCCAATTACAGAGATACTCATAAAATGTACTGTTCTGGATGTTCTCAAGCCTGTCCAGAGAGTAATACTCGCGAGAGCCGAAGTTAAATTTGTATTGGCGAATACTTGAGCCGTCAAGGTATTCTTGAATAACCGGAGATACTACTCCGGTCTCTATCGTGTATTCCACAGCTTCATTTCCAAGAGCATCTACTCGGAATACCCCGTCTTTTAGTAAGGGGCATTTCATGAAATAATCGGTCAACCCCTGTATGATTGAATCTATCATTTTCTAAATGCCCCTCCAGCAGCCTTTAATATTGCATCTCGGTAAGAAGCCTTCATGCTCTCAAACCACATCCCTCTTGCCTGCGGATGCGCCGGGGAGCCTCCGGAATTGTTGTAATACTGCCGTCTCGCGTACGGCGCAAGGTAGTTGATTTCTCCGGATCCTATTACGGTACCAAGTGTAGCACTCTTAATCATCATTCCTGTACGCATGGGGGTCAGCTTGTCCATATACCTAAGGCACTCGCTATCAACTATTTCCTGCGCCTTGATGAAATCGGCGCGTTTCTGCTTTCCGAAATGCTCATTCCACTTGAGCCCAAATTTAAGATTTTTACCTTCTTGAACAAACGAAGCCGGAGTATTGACGTCCGAGAAATTTCTCTTTGAGCCCATTATGCGCCTCCTATCCTCCAATGTTTTACGATATCGCTCCCACGGACTGTATTATCAGCGTATTCTGTCACAGTAATCAGCTTAAGCCCCAGTTCTTCCGAAATCTTAGCAATTTCTTTTGCCGTATAGTTTTCCTTTTCGTTATCTAAGAGAGTAAGAATGATAAAGTCTCCTTTCCGTATAGTCCAGTATCTCTCTGCACTTTCCGCTTTTCGATACTTTCTCTCCGGGAGATATTCCTTTCCAATCTCTGAACTGATTAAAGGCACTCGTAACTTATATATGCTTTGATTCGTCCAAACTCCGTCATTTGCACTGACGCCCTCGCTTTCATAGTAAGTGGCCCCTTTAATCCTTGTCGGAATAAATACCTCAGTTCTGGTACTCGCGTCATATCGTGCATTGAATAATGTGATATCTGCCATACTGTTACACCCCAAAATCCATCAAGCCTGTTTGGGACAGATACGCATACGCTGCCTGATACAGGCTTTTTTCTGAAAATGCCGCCATATCCGCCTCACTGGATCCTCCGAAGGATACAGAGTACCCGTCATTGGATTCGCTTGATATCTCCCGCCCTTCATGGGCATTTTTCCTCTTTTCTTCCCAGAACAGAATCTCAGCCATAGAGCAAACAGCCAGCCGGACTGCAATTCCACAATCCGTCTGACTGATTCTCCCCATAGTGTAGTGATCCAGCTTAGCGCTGGCTCTTGTGGCGAGCCGATTAAAGGTACTTTCGTCCGTTATACGGTCACCGAGATACTCGCTCCGGTAGAACGCATGCTCGGCGTATTGCATAGGCTCTCCTTACTGTGCTGTGTGTGCGTAGACACCGGGAAGCTTGTTGTCTCTTACTTCTGCAATTCCCGCAGTACGATAGCCGAACTTCCAAGCATCGGCATCCTGGTTCTGATCAGGAGTGATAATCTTGTTTACGGTGTGCTTCTGGAACTGAATAACCGCTCTCTTATCTACCGCAAGGAAGTTGATTGCTCCGGCTCCCTTGAATCCTCCGGCTTCCTGACCACTTGTAGTACCGTTGTTAAGAGTAATGGTCTTGAAGAAGCGGGAAGAAGGCACTTCGATAATGCCAGCCCATCCGTCAAGTGCCGCACGGCTTGCAGTGGTATCGAGCCCGTCAATCAAATCCTTAAGAGGGGACTTAATGAACAGGTAAACAGTATCTAAGCTTGCTTCTGCGTCCTTAATAGCACTCTTTGCCGCCATAACCGCATCAATCGCCGCCTTGCCATTCGCTAATGCTCCGGTAGCAGAACCGATTCCCGCCTTTGAAGCGTAAGCACCAAGACGGTATGCGTCTAGTTCCGGAACAACCTTAGTACGAACGAACTCCGCAGATAAAGAAGAGAATACAGGTGTAGCCTCCATCTCATCCAAAGCATCTACGGTGAACGTTCTTCCGCGGTCATAGTTGATTTTCTTAGTCTCATACTCAAAAGTCACGGAGCCGTTTACATACCCGCTGTTTCTTCCGTAGTTCGCAAGTCCATCCATGGACATCTTAGGAATGAGCAGCTCGTTTGCATTTGCTCCCTCTTTTACCAGAGTGTTGTCTCCGTCGAGGACCCTTGTTAAAGATGTAAGCTTATAAACCTCGTCCAGCGCCTCGGAATAGAACTTTCTTAACTGAATTACATTTGCCATTGTTTTTTCCTCCGTTGATTAAATTAATTTTTCTCTGCCGGGAGTCCCATGAGTGCTCTCATAGTGGAGAAATCAGCGGAATTACCGCTTTCGCTACCTCCGGTTCTCCCAACCGCGTTTTTGTGTGGCTCTTCTGAGCCGAACATATAGGAATCAGACTTCCGAATAGCTTCAAGGGCTGTCTTAATGTCAGCGCTCTGGTCTTTGGATGCCTTGAGCGAATCAATATCGAGCATTGCCATGATGGCCTTCGCATTTTTACCGCCTGCAGCAGTAATCGCTCCGGACAGAGTATCATTGAATGCTCGCTCTGCTTCTTTGGCGGTATACTCATCATCCTTTTTCTTTAGGTCGCTCTGCAAATCGGTGATTTGCTTCTTAAGCGCTTCAACATCCACGCCGTCAAACTTCCCAAGGCTCTCTTTTGTGGTGTCCAGCTGGGATTTGTAGTTATCCCTCTCCCCTTCAGCCTTTGTCGTTTTGGCTTTCTCTGCAGCAATGTCCTTACCGTTCTCAGCCATAATCTTGTCAATCTGTTCCTGTTCGAGCCCAAGCTCCTTCAAAAATTCGGTTTTCATTGTGTCTCCTTTCACACATAGGTTGTTTTAGGGCTTTAACCAGCGCCCCGTGAATAATCCGCCTTTAAGGTCTCGGATTCCAGACCAATAAAAAGACACCCTCCCAAATGGGAAGGTGCCGATTTAACGAAGTATAGAATGGAATTAAATATGTTCGAGTTCTTCGGACATACAATCAAGAATAGCGTAGTCGTTTTCTCCCCCTATTCCTCCTTCAATCTTGCCTCTATTATCAGCCTCTACTACAAAGCACTGTCTTTCCCCTTGTCGGGATACATCGACAATCACTCCAGTAATATTCTTCTTCTTTACTCTAACCTTATCAAATAACTTAAACATTCCATTAACCTCCTATCCTATAAGCGGTTATAAATCTCGGCATAGCGCCACTCTTGTCTATTCTCCAAACAGTTCTAAATGTCCTTTTTTTTCTACCGACGCCAAGCATCATTGGGATTGTATACTGCTGTCCTCCTTCTGGCAAGACTTTCGTAGTTTCTATTTTGCTTCGGTCATATTGCCCTAGAAGATTTCTCCTTAGCCGCTTCTGGTCGCTTATACTGTTCGTATAGCCAACAGAAAAGAACTCAGCTGCGTGTTTTGCTCCGGGTTTTAAACAAAACTCGGAAATTTTGCGATTATCTATAGTGACTATATTTTTATTAACCTCTGCTATTTTCCACTCTTTGTAGGTGGCTTGGCTGGGGGATATTCGCCCATTTAGATCATAGTATATTCTTTCCCGCTGTTCAAGAAAGCCAAAGTAATCGCAAAATGACTTGTACTCGTCGAGCTGGGCTTGATATTTGCACCGCTCAATGGTAATGTCCTCGGAATCTGCGCCTCCCTCTTCTAAGAGTTGAACCTCTTCTCTCTGTGCGCGCATATTTGTTTCCATACGGCGCTGTTTCTGCGTAGCTTCATAGGCGTTATACTCTTTACCACGGAAGGCTTTCTTTCGTGCCTCGCGTGCGTTTTGCTCCTCAAGCCACTTATCCGTATATGTTCGCTCAGAGCCCTCAAAGAATGGGTAATACTCGTGCCGGCAATTCCAACCGAGCAATCCTCCTCCGCTTCCAAGGCCACAGATACTCTCAAGTTGCTTCCTAGTGTAAACCTTTCCTTGCCATGCAGCGTGGTCAGGTCTCGCTCCGGCATGCCAGGATACCTCGAATTTTTCAACGCCTAGACTTTCGGCATTCATATCCATAATTTTACCGGATAACTGGGAGGCTCCGGTTAATACCGCTCTGCGCGCTGCAACATCTACTCTGTTGTGCCAGCCGGAGGCATAGTCTACAGTTCTAAGCCCGCTGTCTGTAAGCTCCTTACATACCCTACGAATCAAAGTGTTGTAGTCGTAGGCTCCTGATGTAAGTCCAATCATTGCCTGGTCAAGGTAACCATTGTATATCTCAGAAAGAGGGGTATATACAGGTTTTCCTTTCCCAATCATGAATCCTAAGGATCTAGTTATTCCGGAAAGTTCCTTCTCCGTCTGCGCCGTGATAGCTTTTACCGCCTGTTGAAGTTGGTAGTTTTCCTTGTAGGGAATAAAGTTGCTCGTGATTCTTTCATACTGTGGCTTGTAGATTGTGTACTCATTGGCTATCACCTCCTCATACAGCCTCTCTACCTCCTTGGTGTTGTACCCAACAGCCGAGGCAATAATCTTCTCTATGTCGCTAGTGCTTTTCCCGAGCATAAGCATACGGTTTAACTGCCAGTCTGCCATGCTGGTTATCTTACCGGCTTTTTTTATCCTGCGGACTACATCCGCCATGATATCCTGCTCAAGCTTTCGGTATTTAGCCTCTAATCCTACCGCAAGAGAGGAGCTATAACTTTCTCTCACGGCAATACAGTAGACGGCTGCTCAGGCAGATTGGCGGCAGCAGTCTCCTCGTCCTCTTGGTACCACTTCGCTCTATACTCAGCAAGCCCCATAACCCCCATAGCAACATCCTTGCGATCCTGTTCGCGTTCGCTCTCTTCGTCGGTAAGGATGCTGTCATTAAATGCACAGGAGAATTCATACTTTGTCGTATATAGCTCGCTGTAGAAAGCAAGGGCGTCCACGAAGTCGGAAAGACAATCTCGGAGGTTCTCTTGGATTGCATTCACTCGGTTATACTTCCGCTGCTTAGAGGCTCTAATTTCGGTCGCAGTCTTATCTACCTCTGAGGCGTCTGACAAATCCCCATAAGCAAGGCCTACGATAAACTCAATGTTTCGGTAAGTCTTTTCAAGCCCCCTAATATAGGCTTCGTCTCTCATAGCCGGTGAGTATTCCTTGTAGAGTTCTCCTTGATTTTGCTCAAGGTTAAGCCCTCGGTATAGCCTCTGCTTTCCTTCCGGAAGCTTTACTCTTCCATCCTTGTGGCGAAGCGCCCGCTCATCTACATGGACGGCTCTTTCTCCGGAGCTGTACTCCCAATCAAGACGGCCGTACTGGATATCCGCCTTTCTAATTGCCGATACTGCAGCAGAATAGATAGAAACGCCACACGGAGAGCCGTCTACTCTGTTCTTAAGCGGCACCCGGAAGTATCCGTAATCATTCTTTGTCATTCCCGGAAAGACAACGGGTCCAGGCTCAATGTTCGCCCACTCGTCTATGTCAGCAAGATTCCCCGGAGATCCTACCATGCTTTCCGAACTGGAACGATAGCACCGATTCTCAATAACAAGATTGTGGTTATCATCGAAATAGTGCCGTTCCACTCTTGTAAACCAACTGCTCTCTCCTACCTTCTTGCGTGTAAAGAACATAATGTCCGAAGGCTTGCCCTCATCATCAAAGGCAATAGGCACAAATTTATCCGCTGATACGAATTCCGACCGACCGTCTCCTAGCGGCTTAAGGATAAAAGAACCTAGCGCAAGGCCGTCTTGCAAATTCTCGTTAAGGTCTCGAATGGCGTTCTTGAGCATAGCGTCCAATACAGAATTATCAATACTGGCCTCCATCTCTCCAAGAGCAATATCCGCAAATTCTCTACAGATGCACTCCTCTAGCTTAAGAGATGTAATTCCTTTCTCCTCGTTAATCCAATCCGCTGCACCGCATATCATATCCTTCCACAGATTGATTGCGTCAATCATAGGCTGGGACATTGTGATATCTCGCCCGGCTATGCCTTTCATGATATTGTAACCGAACATCTTACCCATTACTCCTTTCAGCCAGTTTGTTAGATTTTCAAACATATTATTCCCCTATCAGTTCCTTAATATCGCGTTCATAGGTGTACTCCATGGCGTCCAGGCTATCTATATCCGTGGAGCCGTCATCCAATCGTATATCGTTTTCCTTTTCTTTATCCCATACAGCGTCTGAGAGTGCCTTTCGTACGGTCTCAGCATCGTCAGTAATCCAAAACCGCCTAGCCCCCATAAGACGAAGCATGCAGTTAATACGATCGTTAATCCTGTCCTTCTTTGCCGGACGAACTATGATAAACGGAAATTCCTTTTCTACTGCATTGCGAATAGATGTACCGAGTACGCTTTCTGCATTATCCCAGTACACACTCTCCAAGTTGTGATATCCGTCATAAGAGGTTGTTCCATAGGTTTCTTCTACATACCGGACAAAATCAATAAACAGCGCGTCTAACTTATTGCTGTCTATCGCCTCCCCTGCGTCTGTCGCCTTAATCCTTCTGGCGGCAAGAATAATCATATCGTGGTATCCGTCTACATACCCCCTGGCTACAAAGGCGTGGCCTGATTTATTTCCTCCGAAGTCCAGCCCTATCTCGATGCCGGTAATGTCCTCTCTGCGGAACTGCTTGCAGTTTGCGCTAGGATCTATGGCGTCCACTATTTCGCATTTAAACAGTGTCGGCTCATCAGCAAACTTCCTGTATATTGCTCCCTCGGCTCTCTTCCAGCGTCCAAGAATTAGGCGGTCATAGTAGATTGTTCCGCTGTACTCCTTGCAGAGATTGTCCACAAATTCCTTGGACAAGTGCGGATTATCAAATATCGTGTATTCCTGTAGGTACATATCCACGTCAGAATCTATAAATTCCTTCAGCCAGTGTGTAGGGTGCTCAGGGTTACAGGCGCCATCAAAGCAGGAGTAAGGCTTATCCAAACGGGATTGTAGCATCCGGAATACTTCTTTGTTCCACTTTGCTATCTCGTCGCCGTAAGCGTACTTTATTGAGGCCCCCTGTATCTTTGCTACCTGAGATACCTTTTCCGCTCCTAGGCAATACACATCCTCGCCGAATAGCCGGACTATATTCCGCGAGTTAATCGTTCCGACACGCTTTGCGGTATATACCTCTCTCATAGGCTCAAGTACATTTCTTTCGATTGTGTCTCTTGATACCCCAAGGATAACCACAAGCCCCGGCTTTCCAATCAGGTCTATAATCCGCATCGGTATCACAGCAGTCATATCTACAAAGGACTTTCCGGAACGCACCGCACCGGATTTAATGTTCCAACGCCTTGTCGCTTGATTAAGATATTCAGTTTGTTTCGGACTTAAACTTATCACGGTTCTTCATCCCCTCTATGAACTGTAATACAGCGTCATTATCAGTTGTTTCCACCTCATACTTATCACGCTGGCCAAGATACTGCTTGCCTAGCCATATCGCCATTGCTGCGTTTTTCTCTGCCAGTCTAAACTGCGCCCGGCGGAGTGATATTTTCCCCGGACTCCGCTTTTTGTTGTAAACTTCGGAATAACTTTCGTTGTATGTTCTTTTTGCCCACGCGTCCAATGTCTTATCCGTGATGGAGAACCAGCCGCATATTTCTTCTTTGCTGCATTGCAGGCCACACAGCTTTTCAAACTCTGCCTGGTTTATTTCTTTCCTTGGTCTTGCCACACTCCACCTCCTTTCTTAGGCATACAAAAAGCCCGGGGAATATACCCCCGAGCTCTGACTTCAATTTCGCACTTTAGATATTATCACACTTGAAACGGACAATACGGGACAAAACGGACAAAGTTTAACAATCGCCATCTTTGAGATATCTCTCCAGCTCTTTCCTAACGCTTTCCCCGCCTCCGGATAGCTTAGCGCCTACTTCCTCCCAAGTGTAATTGTCGAAATACTTAAGATGCACTATGCGCCGAATGCGCATAGGAGTAGATGCCAACCACTCCTCGACTTTTACTTTCAACTCATGGGCATCCGTCTTTTGAAGATATAGGAGATGCTCTTCCCGGTTAATAAGGTCCATTTCCTCCTCCGGGAATCCTTCAATCTTGAAGCTTGTCTTGATCCACGGGAACTCCGGGCTTGACCCTTCAACCTTGTCTACAAGAGTAGTCCTACTCTCCTTCAACCTGATTATCCTCTCCTCGGTCTCCTTTATGAGCTCGCACGCGTCCAAATACTGCTCGAGCATCTTCTTCTCCATATCATTCCACCTTTCCAAGCCTTGCTTTTAAGGCTCTAAGTACATCCTCTTGATTTTGTCCCTTTTCACTCAGGGACTTTTTAATATCGTGGTCTACCGTATCCGTACAAAGCAGCTCATGCACGATAACCGGCTTTTCTTGCCCTTGCCGGAATAGTCGAGCGTTCGCCTGGGCATACAGTTCATAGCTCCAAGGCAGAGAGAACCAAATAATATGCCGTCCGCCATACTGGAGATTGATTCCATAAGCCGTACTTGCAGGATGAGCAAGTAATATATCAATCTTCCCCTTGTTCCAGTCTTCCTCATCCTTAGGGCTTTTAAACTCTCTAACCTCTAAGCCGGATTTCTCCAAAGCTTTCAGGATCCTATCCTTGTCATGCTTAAAATTGTAGAACACTAAGGCCGATTCTCCGTTCAACTCTTCCACAAGCTCTGTAAAGCGCTCCAGCTTGCAGTCATGGATATGATTCACTACCTTGTCCTCATCGTAGATAGCCCCGTTCGCACACTGGGAAAGCTTGTTGGTAAGCACTCCGGCAGATACGGCAGTTATCTCCGAATCGTCAAGGGATAAAACCATGTTCTTTTCTAAATCCTGATAGGCCTTTAGGGCTTTCTTATCCAAGTCAACGGGTATCTCGTTATAGACGATAGAGGGAAGCTCCAGATAGTCTTTCGCTTTCAGGCTTATACAAATGTCGGATATCTTATTTGTGATAGCCTGCTCTGCGCCCTTCTTCGGTTTGTAATCGAATCCCATAAAGTCGGAATCAAAATACCTTGTCCTGTAATGCGTGATAAATTTCCCTAATCTCTCCCCCTGATCCAGTAAATATATCTGACTCCATAGGTCTAAAAGATTCTTAGGGCTAGGCGTACCGGTAAGGCAAATTACCCTTGAAATCTTAGGCAACGATTTTTTTAAAGCCTTGAACCTTTGGGATTGTGGATTTTTAAAGCTTGAACTCTCATCTACAACAACCATATCGAAGAACCATTCATTCCCTAAGGTTTGATAAAGCCACATAACATTATCCCGGTTAATTACATAGATATCCGCATTAGCCTGCAAAGCTCTAAGCCGTTCCTTTTGTGGACCCATAACTTTAGAGATTTTAAAATCCTTCGTGTGATCCCATTTCTTAGATTCGTTAGTCCAGGTCGATTCCGCTACCTTCTTAGGGGCGATAATGAGAACCTTAGACACTTCCAGCCTATCCTTTAATTCCTCAATGGCAGACAATGTAATAATTGTTTTGCCTAATCCCATGTCCAAGAAAAGACCGACAGCATTCTGATGTACGACTTTGTCTATACACATCGCTTGGTAATTATGTGGAATGAACTTCATAAGGCATCACCTCCGATCATCAATATTATTTACAAATTCTTCTACTTCCTGAAGACCATAAAGCACAAAGGTCTGCTGCCTGAAATCACGAAGCTTTTTAAGTTGTATTCTTTGCAGTTTAGAAAGAACTCCTTTTTCTGTCTTAAGTTCAACAAATAAAACTTTACCGGCATCGGTGATAACGATTCTATCCGGAACGCCTCGACAGTTTGGGGAAGCGAATTTGTAGACTAAACAACCCTTCGCTTCCAGCGCCATTTTAAACTTCTTTTCTAACTCTCTTTCCAGCATAAGCATCCCTTCCGTTTTTGGTGTGTGGGACTAAGGGACCAAAAAATCCCTCTCGCGCGTATATACGCACAGCGCGCGCCTTTTTCCAGTTTTTCTATTAAATATGTACGTATATGCGCTATATTTAATACTTCTACTGCCTACTGCTATTAACTTTTCTAATCTTTTATTTTTAATATCCTTATGTATTTCATATTCAAATAAACTATCTTTTTCATCTATAGCAATTCTAAAATCTTTCTTTCTAAATTCTATAAGCTTAAAATCTAAAAAGTCTAAAATTTTAACTGAAACACCTTCTAGTCTAGTAAAACCAAAATCTACATCAGTGATTCCTAAAAAATTAGCTTTTAAAGGCTCTAATTCATCTGAAAAATTTCTATACTTTATAGGGAAATTCTTTAAAGCCATACTTGTAAACTTTAATTCAGAGCTTGTTTCAAGAAAATCATCATCTCTTAACTCTATTTCTAATTTTTTATTTTCTATAGGTTTTAACTCAACTACTTCATTTATAATAGGTTCATTTGTTTCAAGTACTTTGAATTCCTCAAATAATTTATATTTTTCAATTACTTTAGATTCTTCAACGAGTTCAAAATTTTCAACCAATTTAGGTTCTTCTATTTGGTGAGGACTTGCTTCATCCTCACCAATCAGGCAAAATTTTGTAGGGCATCACCACTTTTTCTCTCATCAAAAAATCTTTCTTTTAGATTTGGAATAAAGTCTTTAGCCTCTCCTTTTATAATTTCAATTGAATACTTGTTTATAAAATTAGTAATATTTTTATCAGCCATATACTTATCAATTTCATCATTGATGTATAGATAAGTTGTTTGAAGTCTATCAGTTTTAGACATTATAAAATCTAAAATATCTAAGAACTCTCTGTCTTCCAAATTAGCACCTAAAATTATTGTCGCTCTCTTATTAAATTCCATTCTTAATTTTTCCCAAAACTTAGCATAGAATCCTAAAACTTTAATTCTTTTTATGTCTTGTGAAGAAAGAACAAATTTATCTATATCTTTGTCTTTATAATCTCCATAGATTTTATAAAAAGCAATTTTTCCACTTTCATCATCATTTATATCAAAGGGAGTATTTATTTTTATTGTACTTAAAAAATTTTCTTCTAGGGTGTAATCATAGTTTGTAGATATTATTGAAGAAAATATATCTGCTTCAAATATTTCCTTATAAAAACTTAAATCACATTTATTTTCCATAGAAAAAACATTGTTGATAATTTCAACAATTTCTTGTTTCTCATTTAAAACCTTATCCAATAATTTTTGAACCAATTCAGCTAGAGATAAGCTATTATTTGAAACAATAAAATCTCTATCTATTACTGATAAGATGCTTCTAATTATAACCTGTTTCGTTGGCAAAGAAACCAATTTATTAAAATTGTCTCCTAACAAAAGGTTAAATTTTGTATTGTTACTTAACATATAAATGTCCTCCCACATGACTATACTATTCTTTATAATTTTATCATAT